GAGGGCATTAAATATGAACCGACTGCCATTGGTAAAATAGTAAATCAATACTATCCTGATCTAAGGAAAATGCTCAATTCAATTCAGACTAGTAGTAATGAGGGCAAATTAGAACTAGATGACTCTTTACTAGTTTCTTCTAGCTATTTAGCTACTATCCTTGGGGAATTAAGATATACAAGTAGTAAAAGTTTTGTTAAAATTCGTCAAATTATAGCTGATTCTAATATTGATGATTTTGATGAATTGTTTAGATTTTTATACGATAATGCTTCTGAAATAATGCCAGGTAAAGAAGGTACATTAGCTATTCTTATAAATGATCATCAATATAAAGCTAATTTTAGAATTGATAAAGAAATTAATGCAATGAGTTTAATTAATAATATAATAGAAAATAAAATAAATAATAAATAATATGAATAAACAAGCACAACCTCAACAACCTCAACTTAATGTTGATTTAAAAAACACTGAAGCAATAAAAAATGCTAAAGGTGGAGCTATTTTCCAGTCAGGAGTTATCCTTAGGAGAATATCTAAATTTGTAGCAGGTACAGAAAGTGATGCAATTATGCCTATTCCTGTATTTTATGATCCTACAAATAATAAAATTTTAGGAGAAGGTATTCCAGTAGAGCTAAGAGAGGAATTAAAAGACGAGCTCTGCTAAATGAAGAATATATTCGATTGGTTAAAGCAAATTAATTATCATAAACAACCAGCTGATTCATTTACTGAAAAAGATTGGGAATTGTTTAATAGCTATATGGTTCATAGATTTATGTCTATGAATCGTGAGTTTATAGAGGTAGTAAATTATGTACAAGAAATGCCTCCACAAGAAAAAATATTAATTTATAATATCTATCGAGAATTCATTCCTAAAAATAATAAATGGAATAAATATATTAAGTCTAATGTTAAACAACATAAAACAGAATTATTAGAGTATTTAGCTAAGTATTGGGAATGTTCTCAAAGAGAAGTAAAACAATATTTAGATTTCTTGGAGGATGACATAGTTCTTAGTATATTGACTCAAATGGGCATTCAACAAAAAGAATTAAATAAATTATTATGAATATAGAAGTATACAATTTTTTAAAAAAAGAAGCTGAAGCAGATAAAGCTAAAGCATTAGCCAGTGTAAAATTACTAACAGGACACCCAGCAGGTATTGGTGATCACTCAACTAAAGATTATTGGGATAATTGTACTGAAGCACTTAAATTATTAGCTTCTGCTGAAGAAAGGTTAGAAGTGTTAGATAAATACTTTAACAACAAAGATCAGGTCAATGGGTGATACAATTAGTAAATATTACGAGTTAATTAGTGAAGAAGAAATGGATAAATTAGAAAAAAAAGATAAAACAATAGATGGATTATCTGTTGTAGAAGTATTTGAAACAGAATACCCAGAACTATCTGAAGAATATAAAAGAATAGGTAATGAAATGTATGAGATGTTTGCTGCTAAACATATGGATTATGGTCTAAATAATATTGCTTTAGGTGGTGATTTAACAGACGATAAAGATAAAAAATTTTCACTTACAGGTTTATGCATTAGACTTACTGATAAAATTTCTAGATTAAAAAACCTTCTTGCTAATGGAAAGAATTACGTTAAAGGAGAAGGTATGGAAGATACATTTATTGATATAGCCAATTATGGCATAATCGGTCTTTTAGTAGGTCGCGATAAATGGAAAAAATAAGTTTTGCCTCGAAAAATACCAAAAATAGTAAAGGAGATACAAAAATCCCCTGCTCCTGAAATTAACTATGCTTATCAGAAAAATATTTCTTATTCGCAAATGTCAATTTTTAGAGGATGCCCACATAGATGGAAGCTACAGTATAAGGATAAAATCAAAAGATTTAGTTCTTCTATTCATACTGTTTTTGGAACAGCTATACACGAAACAATTCAACATTATTTAGATGTAATGTATGAAAAAAGTGGTGCTGCTGCTGATAGATTAGATATTGAAGAATATTTTAATGATAAATTTAGAACAGAATATCTAAAACAATATAAGGCAAATAATAACACCCATTTTTCAGATGCTGCTGAAATGAGGGAATTTTTTGAGGATGGAATAGGTATAATTACTTGGCTTAAAAAGAAACGTAGTTGGTTTTTTAGTAGAAAAGGGTGGTATTTAGTTGGTTGTGAAGTACCAATAACTATAGCGCCAAATAAAATGTTAAATAACGTATTATATACAGGATTTTTAGATGTTGTACTATATAATGAAAACTCAAATACATTTAAAATAATCGACATTAAGTCAAGTACAAAAGGATGGAATAAATTTGCTAAAAAAGATGAAGATAAACAGTATCAATTACTTTTATATAAACAATTTTTTAGTGAACAATATAATGTTCCTTTAGAAAATATAGATATAGAATTTTTTATATTAAAAAGAAAAGTGTTAGATTGGGAAGATGAAAATATAATGTCACCACATCAAGCATATAGAGTTCAAACTTTTACTCCTCCAAGTGGAAAAATAAAGTTAAATAGAGCAAAAACCGCTATTAATAATTTCATTAATGAATGTTTTAATTCTAGTGGTAAAATCAAAGAAAGAGAGTATCCTGCCACTCCATCAAAGTGGACTTGTACTTTTTGCCCTTATAAAGAAGAGCAAGAATTATGTGGAGAAGGGATAATCTATTGATATTTTGATATATGTATAATTAAACGTTATTAAAAATTAAAATTATGGCAAATCCAAAAAAGATGACATTAACAAGTGTCAAAGTTCAAAGTGGATTATTTGAAAACTTTAAAATTGAATGTGTAAGAAGAAAATTTTCATTTCAAAAACTTGCTGACCGAGCAATTTATTTGTATCTTACAGACGAAGATTTTAGAAAAAAAATAACCAATCAAACCAATATTGAACTATAAATTTAAATTTAATGAATAAAAGTTTTAAATATTTACCTCCTGATAAAAGGAAAAAAATTCTATTAATTTGTGATGATATTAGAGTACATTCTGGAGTAGCTACTGTTGCTAAAGAAATTGTACTTCATACATGTCAACATTTTAATTGGGTTAATGTAGCAGGAGCAATTAAACATCCAGAAGTAGGAAAAAGATTAGATATTAGTGCAGATACAAAAGCCCAATCAGGTGTAGAAGACGCCAGTGTGTTTTTATATTGTGTTAATGGATATGGTGATACTACTATATTAAATAATATTATAAACATAGAACAACCTGATGCAATCATGTTATTTACTGATCCTAGATATTTTGTTCATGTATTTAATATGGAAGATCAAATCAGGAAAAAATGCCCTATCGCTTACTTAAATATTTGGGATGATTACCCAGCTCCACGTTATAACCAAGCATTTTATGAATCATGTGATTTATTAATGGGTATTTCTAAACAAACAGTTAATATTAATAAATTAGTATTAAAGGATTGTAATAATGAAAATAGATTATTTAGATATATTCCTCATGGTTTACATCACCAAGATTATTTTCCAATAGATGAGTCTCATGAAATATGGGATGAATATCAAAAGTTTAAAAATGAAACTTTATGGCAAAATCAAGAGGTTGATTTTTGTTTATTTTTTAATTCTAGAAATATAAGAAGAAAAGCTATTCCTGATACTATGTTAGCTTTTAGAGCATTTTTAGATTCATTACCATATGAAGATGCTTTAAAATGTAGATTAATATTACACACAGAATTATCAACACAACATGGAACAGATTTAGATGCAGTAAGAGAATTTTTATTTGGAGAAAAATATCATTTATGTATTAAATTTTCTCATAATAAATTAGATAGAAAACAATTAAATTTCTTATATAATGCAGCCGATGCCCAAGTATTATTAACTTCTAATGAAGGATGGGGATTAACCATTACTGAAGCTATGCTTACAGGAACACCTATTATAGCTAATGTAACTGGTGGTATGCAAGATCAAATGAGATTTGTAGATGAAAATGGAGATTGGTTTACACCAAGTGCTGATGTACCTTCTAATCACAGAGGTACTTATAAAAAACATGGTAAATGGGCGTTCCCAGTTTATCCAAGTAGTACTTCTATTCAAGGTTCTCCTCCAACCCCATATATTTTTGATGATAGATGTAAGTGGGAAGACGCATGCGATAGATTCAAAGAATTATATAACATGGATCCTAAGGAAAGAAAAGAAAGAGGATTAGCAGGTAGAGAATGGGCTTTAAGTGAAGAAGCAGGATTTTACGCTGAAAAACAAGGCGAAAGAGTAATTGAAGCATTTGATACATTATTTGATCAATGGAAACCTAGAGAGGATTTTGAGATAATAGATGTTAACAATGTACCAGGTAAATTTTTAAATCATAAAATAATATATTAATGAGTAAACCAAGTTTTGTAATTAGTTGCCCAATAGATACTTATAGTGGTTATGGTGCTAGATCTAGAGATATTGTTAAAGCAATAGCTTATTTAGATAAATACGATATTAAAATATTACCTCAAAGATGGGGTGATACTCCACAGGGGTTTATAGAAGATCATAATGAATGGCATTTTTTAAAACCTCTTATAATTAATAAAATTGAAAAACAACCAGATATTTGGATGCAAATAACAATTCCTAATGAATTTAATCCTATAGGTAAGTATAATATTGGTTGTACTGCTGGTATTGAAAGTACTGGTTGTGATGCTACCTGGGTTCAAGGTATAAATAGAATGAATATGACTTGGACATCTTCTAAACATAGTAAACAAGTATTTGAGTCTTTAAAATTTGAGCAAAGAGATAAACAGACTAATAATATTGTAGGAACTATTAAATGTGAAAAACCAGTTCATGTTGTATTTGAAGGAGTTAATTTAGATCTTTATAAACATTTACCTAGTAGTGAAGTTAAATTAGATTTAAGTTCAATTAAAGAATCTTTTAATTTTTTATTTGTAGGACATTGGATGGGAGGTGATTTAGGTCATGATAGAAAAAATGTTGGTTTAATGATAAAGTATTTTATAGATGCATATAAAAATAAACCATCACAACCAGGTCTAATATTAAAAGCATCAACTGGTAGAAATAGTTATTATGGTAGAGAACAAATATTAACTAAAATAAGAAAATTAAAACAAACATATCCTCTTAATACTAAATTCCCTCCTATTTATTTACTTAATGGGAATTTATCAGATAAGGATATGAATGAATTATATAATCATCCTAAAGTAAAAGCTATGGTAAGTTTTACTAAAGGTGAAGGTTATGGTAGACCGTTAGCAGAATTTGGATTAAGTAAAAAACCAATAATAGCTTCTGGATGGTCAGGACAAGTAGATTTTTTAAGTAACGAATTCGTTTCTTTACTACCTGGTAAATTAGAAAATGTTCATCCATCTGCTGCTAATCAATGGTTAAAACAAGAATTTCAATGGTTCCAAGTTGATCCAAAATCAGCAGTTAAATGTTTTAAGGAAGTAAAAAGTAAATATAATAAATTTATTACTGGTGGTAAAAGACAAGGTCACCACATTAAAACCAATTTTAGTTGGGAAGCCATGAAAGAATTAGTAGGTAATATACTAAAACATAATATACCGGAATTTCCAAAAGAAGTTGGTTTAAGTTTACCTACAATGCAAACACCTAAATTATAAAATTATGCAATATGATGAAATAATAGATTGCCCAAAATCAGGAGGTGATTTATGTTATAAAGTTGAAGTAAATAAAGATATAACTAATTATTATAGTTTATCTTGTGGTTTTTGGACTAATAGTCTAATGAAAGTTGATACTGATTTTTATAATGAGCAAATGTCAGTATTACCTGAATTATATAAGGATCTAGCTTGGTTAGATACAGAAACTGAATTAATTTGGTTACCTCATACTATAAATGAACCTACTTTAGGTATGGTTTATGCTTCAGGTGCTAATAAAGAAAATTGGCAATGGGCAGCTGTAAAAGCTAGAGAATTAAATGAAGAAGAACAAGAACAATATAAAACAACACATAAATCTGATATGACTACAATAGCATATTTTCCTGAGCGTGATTATATGGATGCTTTGTCGTATATTGGTGTATTACCAGAATAATATGAAAATATCTTACGCAATAACAGTTTGTAATGAATTAGAGGAAGTTACTAGATTAATTAATTTCCTTCAAGGTCTTAAACGTAAAGAGGATGAGTTAGTTATTTTATTTGATAAAGGTAAAGGAACTGCTGAAGTATGGGATAGAATATGTGAATTAAAAGATGAACCTAATGTAAAGTATGTTGCTGAAACCTTTAAACACCATTTTGCAGATTGGAAAAATAGACTTACTGAATTATGTACTGGGGATTATATATTTCAAATTGACGCTGATGAATTACCACATAAAACATTAGTAGAAATGTTACCTGATATTTTAGAAAAAAATAGTCACAATGATGTATTTTTAGTTCCTAGGGTAAATACAGTTAAGGGTCTTTTAGATGA